TTGATAGGCTTGTAACTCAGGGCTGACGTTGTAGCCAGCACCAATTAGATTACCTTGTGCATCAGTCTGAAAGTTAGATGTTCCATAACGGGTAGTTATGCCAACAGGACGAAACCTTGCCGCATCAGCAGCAATTTGTGCTGCCCGTATTTGGGCATCGGCTGATGTCTGTGCCGCACGTCTTGCGGAATCTCCAGCCATTGCACCGCCTAAAAGGCTTGCGCCTCCCATTACTAATGCTCCTGAAAATGCCATATCAAATCTCCTTTGCAACTGCTACATGAGTAGCATTAAAACCAAATTTTTTATAAAACACTTCTAATGATTCTTTAAGGTTATAGCTTGCAATCAACCTTTTACAACCATTTTCCTTTGCAATCTTCTCAACTAAGTCAAACATTTCCTTGCCAATCCCTTGCTTTCTATACTCAGGCTTTAAAAAGAACATATCAACTTGACACCAAGTTTCATCATAATATGGACTCTTAAACAACCCATAGAAAACATAACCAACTGATTGGTCATCATCTTTGGCAATCACAACCCTCAAATTACCTAAATAAACCGTATTGAAAATGGGTTTCTTATCATTGAAACAAACCCAATGTTCAAGACTTAAATCATCAAAGTTTTCAATGTCAGACAGCTTTCCGTCAATTACAGTGACAGTAGATTGTTCATCATCAATAACTGTAAATTGGTTCATGCAGTCCTTTTAAACATATAAACAGTAATGTACGGCTGGTAGTTAGCATTTGTTACGCTGACACCTACTGTGCTAACTGCCACGCTAATACCAGTTGATGCGGCTGATGTATTGCCTGAATTTGTTCCAAATCCTGCGCCACTACCACTTTGTGCAACAACTCCGCTGTTAGTGAATGTTGCGTGTAGGTGAGTTGGATCAGTAACTGTTGCTGTATGCGTGTGACTTGGCACAATTGCATCAGCACTACCACCAGTTTCTTCAGCAACATCAAACAGTGCATTCCCTGAATCAAAACCAACCATGACCCTACCAGCACCAAATGCAGTCCATGTGCCAAAACCTAATGATGTCGCAGGATTAGTTGAACTTGTTGCATTGATGTAAATAGCACCCACTGGATATAAAGCCGACAATGCAGCTTGAACAAATGCAGTAGTGGCAAGAGCAGTTGAACTGTTAGCAGCAGACTGAGTAACACCAATAGTTCCTGTAGGCAATGTAGGCGTACCAGTAAAGGTAGGACTAGCCAAATCTGCTTTAGTCGCAACAGCAGTCGCAATGTTATTGAATTCAGTATCAATCTCAGTGCCTTTGACAATCTTCAAGGCATTGCCAGAAGCCAAAGCATCTTTGGTTGCAAAGTTGGTACTCTTTGTATAATTACTCAAAATATTCCCCTTTAACTTATCTTGCCATTTTTTGCTTGAATTTCAATCTTTTGAATCGACAACGGTGTTCCATTGATATTAGATTCATAACCTGTTTGTACAACCTTACCTGATCCAGACGCTGCAACTTTCAATGTCTGTAATGCAATACCAGCAGAATAATATGCAATAACTGTTGCATTTGAACCATACTCCGCAACACCATAATAAGAAACACCTTGCTCTGGAATTGTTGTGTTGCTGGATAAATAATTGGTCTTGAAATCAAATCCCCACTTAAATGTAACGTCCTGATTTGTTCCACCAATAACAACAATAGACAATTTCTTTAAAAGAGAAGTTACATTCTGGTCACCAAGATCGGCATGATTAGTGTAGTACAGCATCCTGTAAGAGCTTGCATAATCTTGGTAAGTTCCATACAAACCTACATATCCATTCTGACCTATATAAAGCGTACCATTCCTACGGAATAAAAACGATTTAGGCGTGATTGAGTCCCATGTAGTAACCCTTGCAGAACCATCAGGAAGATATGCTTTGGTATCAAAACACCATGTAGTGTCAATGCTTGGAGTCACCAATAAATAAAACGCTTCTCTTTCAGAATAAATAGACTTGATGTTTGCCAGTGTCTCACCAGCTACAGCACTCATCAAATCATTACGGATATTCTTAGACAAGTCTCGTTCTGGTGCAGACTTCTCTTGCACCGTTCTCATCAATGATCTGACACCAGAATTAGACAAGAACAGAACATCAGTGCTAGTTGTCTGAATGCTATCCCTAGCAATACAACCAATGCCCTCAACAGTGTCACTCAATGACATTGAGGCTGGTGTAGTTGCACCTTGATAAATCAGAATCTGACGCTTGCCAAAGATGAATAGGAAGCCATTATGTGCGGCAAGTCCTGTAATCTCATCAGAACCATTTACCCAAACACGATCTACATTCAAAGAACCTGATGTACCTGTTGACCAAACATGACCAGCAATCAAGTCAGAAAAATAAACAGTTGAAGTATTTGCAGAAGTATTTGCCGACCATAATCTACCAAAAGCAGAAATAACAATGTTTCCATTTGGAACTGTTGCTATATAACCAGATTTTTCAGAAACTCTGCGAAATGTAGTTGTACTTACAGCAGGATCATAAATAAGAGGGTCATAACCTGTCTGGAAGAAATAGGTTATTGAATTCAAAGATGCACATTGCCAATTGCTTGCCGTGATTGTTGGTGCAGTTCCACCGCCGCCATAGGTAAGTTCAACAACAGCGTTAGACCCATCAAGTTTGAATAATTTGTTGTTGCCAGCAAATAGAACAGTCAAAGTCCCATCGGCTTGGACTAACTCATGAATGACTTTTACATCATTTGCGCCAAGATTTCCAGAAGAAGAATTGACTCTTGAGTAACCTTTGCGTGAACCAATACGACCATACTGGTCAATGATGCAGTTTGTCGCAACCAAAGCAAAGCCAGCATTCAAATCAAGAGGCGAGTCTTGAGTATTCAACCCGTAAAATCCTGGGGCTGAGATGCTGTATGTTTGAATTGCTTGGCTCATATTGCAACAAACTCCTGATTTTCAGGGTAGCGAGTACCTTCCAAAGCAATTTGGTCAGACAACATTGATTTGTACAACAAATACGCTTCAGATGAAGACAGACCGCCATCTTCACCACGCTCAACCAATGCTCTTGCATAAGCATTCTGAGCCACTAAAACATCACTCACGAGTACAACTGTTGAGCCAGATGAGAGTGTTGCTTGTGGAACTGTCAAAGCAAACTTGATTGTGTATGCACCATCAGGGATTGGATAAAGATTGACCTTGGTGTCATATGAAGCATCAACTCCATCAAAAGCAAATTCAGTAGGAATTGAGTTGACCAGTGGAGTAAAGTTTAACTTTCGGTTCATATCCACAAAGCTGATGTTTGTTAGGCCAACATTGCTTGTGGTGTTGATTACATCCATCACTTGAAACTTCTGACCAGCACCCGTCAAAGAATAAGATGCTGTAGATGCAGTAGTAGTGACTGTGATTGTTTGACCCAATACATTCCAGCTAAAGGCATCTTCAATCTGACGCTTTGCATCATTGACAAACTTGCCAATCAGAGTTGAATAAGTTGTTTCAGTTGTCGTGGAAACAGTTGTCTCACGCAACCTTACAAGTACATCATTAATTAATTCTAGGTAGGTCATGATCTTGTCAACCCTTGTTCTTCAAATGTTGCTATAAAACTGAATGTGCTTGCAGACTCAGTAGTTATTTTAATTTTATCGCCTTCTTCTAAAACAATGTAAGCAGCACCATCAAACTGCAAATATTGCTTTGACGTAAAGTTGTATTGAGTCAATATATCAAGGGTAGAGTTGGCACTTGCGTCAAACCATTGAACAGTAATGTGCTTGGTAGAACCGCCTGTATTGTGTATATACATTACAGTAAATTTAGAGTAATAGCCAGTAGGACAGGTATAGACTGTAGTGTCTACTGCCGCTGTAGGACTAAGACCAACTGATAATGCTCTCATTTTGCTTTTGCCTTGTTCCTTGCGGATATAGCTTGAGCTTTTGCCTTTGCGTCAGCCTTGGAATTAGCACCCCATGCCTTAAGCGAAAGAAGCAGTCTTGTTGGTT